CCTTCGGCCCCCGTACTGGTCGAGGTCCCCGGGAGTACCTTCGATGCCGTGCTGCGAACCGCTATCAACAACCCGTCAAGGTCAATGCGACGAACCGCATCCGATTGTCTCGGGCGCGCCGCGCGATGGCCATGGGCCGATGGGAATGTCTGGTGGGTGTGCATAGGCAAGTCGCCAACATATCGTTCCGATAGCAGTTTTTCAGCGATTAGTGGACAAAGTTTATTGATCGTCATGACAATTCTAGGCCTTGACCGTGTCTACCTTCGCATTTCTGCCGATTGAGGGTATCGGCAATACCACCGATCGCGCGCGTGTAGCGGCGGCGCAGACCGTGCGCACCTATCTTCACCCCCATCGGACGGCGCAGCCGCATCCATGACACCCGTGCCCGCCCGCTCGCCAGCTGAACCAGCGCCAGCACCACCAGCTTGCGGTCACGCTCCGGCACATGGGCCAGCCACCCGCTGGCCTGATCGCGGGCAGCGACATCAGCGCGCGTCATCGCTGCCGATCGCAGCGGCACGTCGCTCGACACGCCGTCACCGCCACGCGCGTCATAGTCGCCCAGCCAAGCCTCGCGCACCATCAGCTCCCATGGCCCGTCACCGGCATATGGCCCGCGACCAGGTCCGACCCTGCCCGGCGTCCGCCACCATATCCGCACTGCCTCGACCATCTGCTCTTGCACCATATCGAACGTCCAATGCCCCAGTGTCGAGGCCAATGCTGCCTGTCCTATGTTCATGACCAGCCCTCTCCACGCAAAACTGCGACAAACAGGGTATCTCTCCACTGGCCCGCTCCATTTGGAGAGACCTCTCCACTCTCGCCGCACCATGATTTGTCCCTGCTTTTCATATGCTTCCCTTTCATTCCTGACCTATATTCTTCTCTATTTGGAGAGATTGGAGAGACATTCTGTATAGATTACACACCTGACCCGCGCGCACATGTGTATGTGGAGTTGATGCGGTTTCTCTCTCCTTACTCTCCAAACCCGCACGGCTCCGCCCTTTCCTCTCTCCAAACCACCATTTTAAGGGTCTCTCCACGCCTCTCCAATTGGAGAGATGATTTGTCCGCCGAACCCGGCGAAAAGCCCGGTCGCCTGCGCCTTTGACGCCTCGCGCGTCCGATATTGTCAAGCGTCCGGTGCATCAGTCAAATCCCGGCACGGCATCGCCGCCGCCACTGTCATCTGCGCCCGTCGAACCATCGAAATCACCATCGTCGACCGCCGTCCAGTGCCCGTCCTCGATCGCCGACTTGTTCACCATGATCGACAGGCCCAGCCATTTGGTCCCGTTGCTGTGCTTGTCCTTGAAGCCCTTGTCGCGCATCGCCCCGGCGAAACCCTGCACGGTCCAGTCGGCCGCACCTGCATCCTTGCCCCATGCCAGGAACGTCTCGTAGAGCTCTTTCGACGGGGCCTTGCCGGCAGGATCGATGACACAGCATTGCGACAGGAAGCGGCCCAGCGGATCGCTGTCGTCGCGATATTGCTTGGTCGCGGCGGTGATCTGGGCCGGCTCGATCAGGCCATTGGCCTTCAGGTCGAGCAGGCCGCGCAGCAGCCGGTTGAATATGCCCGACGCTTCGCCCTGCAGCTTCTGCGCCAGCTTTGCGTCGATATCCTTCTCGGGGATCTGCACGTCCCAGGGGACCAGCTTCAGCCGCGCCCACATGCCATAGCTGTTGTCCTTGATCACCGGCTTGTTGTTGCCGGAAATGGTCATCTTGAACTCGGGCAGGAAGGTGAAGAAACCCTTGTTCAGATGCCGGGCATCGACCGGATCGCCACCGGTCACCTGCTTGATCAGCCCTTCATTCAGTTTCTGCCCCTTGGAGGGCTCGGAGACACGGAGAAAGCGGACGCCAGGCAGGCGGGCGATGTCGGGCGTGGCCTGGTCGCCGCGCCGCTGGCCGCCGCCGGTCATGAAACTCTCGATCGGAATGCTTCCGGCATAGTCGCCGATGATATGGGCCCAGGTCTCGACCGTGACGCCCTTGCCGTTGCGGCCCTTGCCATAGAAGAATGCCAGTTTCTGCTCGCCTATATCGCCTGTCAGCGACAATCCGCCCCACTGGTCTACAAATCGCTGCATGTCGGCATGCGGCTGCACGGTGTCCAGGAAGGCGTCATATAGCGGGCATTTCTTGCGCGGCGCATATTCGACATTGGCCAGCTTTGTGATGAGGTCGGCAGGATCGTGCGGATATTCGCGCTCCTGCCAGACGGTGTGATATTCGGACTTGCCGGCCTCGATATCGGCGCGCGGCCGCCTCTGCGACTTGAACTCGATCCGGATCGTGCCGGTCAGCGTGTTGATCGCCATCCGGTCCTGGTCGAGCTGCTCGGGACGGATCACGATATCGTCGAAATTCTTGGCCAGAGTCGCGATGCAGTTGATCCGCGCACTGCCTTCGGACGCCCGCGCCCATATCTTGAGCTGGTCGGAAAACAGCACCGCTTCCTTGTTCGGCTTGATCTTGATCACCCGGTTGAGATGGCCCAGTTCATCGAACGCGCGCGCCATTTGATCATCATCGCCGATCCGCTTGTCATAGAGCTCACTATGCTTGCCGACATCGGCCAATATGTTCTGACGCTTCTGTTCGATCAGCAGCGCATCCTCAAACCGCTCGAACCCGGTCGCCTCGACCAGCTTCGCCTCGAACATGATGCTGCGCACCGTGGCATAGACCGCCTGCATCACCCGGGCGGGCATCTTGTCCTTTTCCTCCGACAACAGCTGCCAGCGCCGGCCATCCCACGCAAACCAGCCTATTTCGGCGCAGAAACGGAACATGTGGCCGTAGCGCAGCCGAAACCGCTCGGCATTGCCCAGGTCGGTCATCGGGAGGAAACAGGCCCGCGCATCGCGTTCCATATCCGGGCGACACGGCACCCGGTGATCACGAGGAGTCGACTCCCCAGATTCAGCGGGTGCTGGACCAGCGGCGGAAGCACCCGGCTTCCCCGCGACAGGATTGGATCTGGCTGTCATTGCCTAGTATTTTTTTCCGTTGCTTTTTGATCTGTTTTCAGGCCGGTGATCTGGGCGTGAGGCGTTGAATTCCATTTTTTCCGCGATTGCACCGCCAACATCCAGCCCCATCGCTTCTGCAATATCGGCTATTCGGATCACCGCGTCGGCAAGTTCGACCTCGAACATCGGGCGATGTGGCAATTTGTCGTCCATCAGATTCTTCCGGTGACCCTCCATTGCTTCGCTTATTTCACTGTGAATGAGACAAAGTTTTTCCGGTACAACGCTGTCTGGATTGATCTTCTGACCTGTTTCCAAATCTTTCCACCAACCGGATTCCTCGGATATTCGGTGCGCGTGATGGGCGATGAAATTGAAGCCATCGGCTATTTTTGGTTTGATAAGCATGAAATCAGACCTTCTCTGGCGCTGGAAATTTTGGAAATGGATCACGAAAAAAACGATGTTGCTGATCGCTGCGGCGTAGACTCCCGACACCGCACCGAACGCGATAAATAGAACTGCTACCAGCATCCCCGCTAAAGGCCCTTTTGAGCCGCGCTTGCCATATAGCCACACGCTGGCGAGCGATCCTCCGAAGGCCAGCCATTCCAGAACTGTTTGAAGAGATTGCCATTCCACCTAGACCAGCCCCAGCGCCGCTTTATAGGTCTCCAGCACCGCCTCCATTTCCTGACGGTCATGGGTCTCCATCTTGCGCAGCTTCACCACCTGGCGCATGATGCGCGCGTCATAGCCCTGAGATTTCGCCTCGGAATAGACATCGCGAATATCGTCCGCCATGCCCTTTTTCTCTTCTTCCAGGCGCTCGATCCGCTCGATAAACAGCCTGAGCTGCTCCGCCGCCACATTCCCCTCGCTCATTCTGCTGCCTCCATCATCATCTGCGCCGGTTGCACGCCCACATCGGGCAGCATCGGCACGGATTTCATCTGTTCCTCGATATGCGCGGCCAGCTGATGGCTGTCGGCCATAAGCCGCACCCGCCCGCCCAGCGCCATCAGGTCGCGGATCGCCCGTTCATCCCATGTCAGCACGCAAATCCCGTCGCCACCGGCGATCATCCAGTCCATCGGCGTGGCAAATATCCGGATTTCCTCCATCCCCGTGTCCCAGTCCGCCATGCCGCCACCGCTGCCCAATATCCGCCCGTCCCCGCGCCGCAGCGCCCATATATCGGGAGACAGAGGGGAAAAGGCGACCATGTCGACCAGCTGCGCCCCGTCCAGCACCGGCAGCACCAGCGCCTGCACACCGCCAATATCGATCGGGCTCCAGAAACCGTCCCGACCAAATTCCACCCGCATCCGGCCAATATCCCCACCACCGGTCAAACCCGCCAGATGACGGGGATCCACACCCTGATCGACCAGCACTTCAAAAGCGGTCCAACTCAACCCCAGCGACGCGCGCTGCATTTCCAGACACAGTGATCGCGATGACGGATCGAACAGCGATTGCATCAACCAGTCGCCCATCACGCGGCCTCCCGGACGGAATGAAGCAATCCGCCCCACTGGTCGGCCATGGCCTCCGCGATGCCGGAAAATGTCCGGCTGCGCTCTTTCCACCGGTCCGCGGAAGGCGGCATCCGGTGAACGCGCGCGGCGCGGCCATCGACAATATTGCTCGGAACAAGCGGCGGCAGATTCTTCAGCCAGAAACAGGTCCGCTTTACTTCACCATGGCCAAATTGCCACGGCTGCACCGACTGGGCGAACTCCTGGTAATTGGTGATCCGCGCCTTGGCATGTTTGTGCATGACGGGATTTTCGATCGCGATGCGCTCCACCGGTGCGTTCCACAGGTCGGAAAACAGGGCGGCCCCTTCGTCCAGATCGGCCCACATCTCCTGCCTGGTCCGCCCCGCCGGCGGATTATGGAGCCAGCGCACCCCCGAATTACAGAGCCGCGTGCAGGGAGGATGCGCCACGATCAGCAGATCCCATCCGTCATCCAGTATGTCGCGCACATCGCCGGTGATATGGTGATTGCTGCGATCCTCTGCCGGCAGCAGGTCACAGGACCACGCATCAAATCCCCGGTCAACAAATGCCCTGCGGACAACACCAGAAAACTCACAAGCCACCAGCACCCGCATCACACCACCTCCGCCAGTTCCGGCGCATCAAACTTGTCGCTCTGATTGCCCCAGCAATCCCATCCCGGCCTCGACTGGCGCGCAAAAAGTTCCACAAACTGAACGGCCCGAGGCATGATCTGTTCGCAGATTTCATACTGGTGATCTGGTTTACGGCTATGTTCGCGCCGTTTTTCAGTCAGATCGGCGCTGCAAATTACATTGCGGATATTTCGCGCCGTTTTTGGGGAACCAAGCGTGCCAATCAAAAAAGGCTCAGTCGCGGATCGCATGACGTAACCGGTTCCAAATCCTGATTTTCCATGGGTCGAAAGCTTGTGCCAGCTGCCGCCAGTCACATACCGGAATCCCCACGCCTCCAGTACGGAAAGGGCTTCGGTCAAGGAAGGCCAGCAGGCCCACATGAACAACAAGCAGTCACCGCGCCCCAATTCTGCCACCGGAAGCGCGCGGATATCATCCATCGTCATTGTGTCATAATGCTGGCTTTGGCTCTTGCCCTGCCCCTTTTCACTATGGGTCGTAAAATGCCACGGAGGATCAGCCAGAATCACATCATATGAAAGCGGGTTCAAAGGTTCGAATGGCCAATTGGTAGCGCTCATGCGACGCGCTCGAGCATTGCCACAACCGCAGCGTGGACCGGATTGACATCGGCTATCTCGACACTGCGGCGATGGGCATAGAGCGCGCTGGTGTGATTTCGGAAACCCAGGGCCCGGGCAATGCGGGGATAGGACCAGTTGTGCCGCTCTTTCATCACATGGCTGATGGCATAGCGGGCTTCACGGACCCTCTTCGTCGCAGACTTCCCGGGGCGGCAATGGGATTTGAGAGGGAATCCGACCATTTCTTCAAATCGCTCGATCAGGCTATGGCAGGGCGTATGATTCATTTCTTCCCTTCCACAATATCCATCCGGTGCAGCCCGGCGGTCACGTCATCGACCATGCTGGTCAGTATATTCTCGACTTCGCCGGCCATTTCGGCGCTGATGCGGCCCCGCTGGATCGCGTGGAGCAGTCCGGATTTCTTCTGCTCGACCAGCTCGCGGATCCCGTCGCGCTCGGCCGCGCGTTCGTCCCGCCGGACATCCTCGAAATTGCGCCTGGCCATATCAGTGCCTCTCAAATGAAATGGATACATCGCTGGCCCAGCAAAGTGAGCAGGTCGCACAGCAGTCCGTTGCGCCGCTTTGGGCGGGGCAGGTTATGGCTTGGGAATCAGGGCGCGAACCCTCAATTTCCGATGATTTTCGGTCCAGATCGGCGCCGGAAAACCGGACAGAGAATCGGCCCCATTGCTCCATGATCAGCGGCAACAGAGCGTCGCCGATTTCCGTTCCGGGCAAGCGCGCGGTGAAACCGAAGGCATGCAGGGCGGGAAAAGAGATCAGCGCCCGCCGCCACATGTCGACATATTGCAGATCATAGAAATCGCCGAGAACGTGGAGCCGGACCAGGAACCCGCCGGGATGCTTCTCCTGAAGCGCTTCCAGTTCAAGCCATAGGGCGTCCTCGAGCTCGGCACCCGGGCTGATCCGTTCCGCTGCCTGCATGTTGTTGCCGTAGCAATAGGCCCATGCCTGGCATGTCCGGGGACAGGTGGCGCGTTCCTCCAGCGTCAGGGTGAAAATTGGCCAGCCCCGTCGCCTGCCCTTCACGACAGTCTTGCCGATCTTGCGGCTCTGGTGACCGGTTTTCAGGACGCGCCCGACTTCATCCGGATCATAGACACGGGAAGGAAACAGCGACCGGCCATAGCGGTGCGCATGGTCAAGCGTCGACAGCGTGATACCGCGACCCGAGGGCTTGATCGAACTGTGCCGGCGCAGGGTTGAGGAAGCCACCATCATGCCGCTCCGCTCAGCCGCATGGGGCAAAAGCGATCCTTGCATGCCATGGCCTTGCCGGCTGCGACACGGTGGTCACACTGGTCACAGAATGCCATGCCCTCTGCATCGGCGCGAAAATTCACGGAAACGCGATTCTGGCGCGGCTTTTTGACTTCGGCCAGGTGCACAGCGGGACTGTTCCACGCCTCGGAAAAAACCAGTCCGGACGCCTCCGGCCATTTCATGTTCGGGTCGATCGCGCGCTTCCTGTGCATCAATATGCGCCATTCATCCTGGCTTTTGCTCGCGACGATCCTTGTCAGAATCTCCAGATCATGGCTGTCATGGACTATGCTGGAGCGGTGGCAGACCTCCACGATGCCAGGGAACATCGATCCGGCGAAGCGCTTTCCCTGATCCGGCCATGCCTTTGCGATAACCTTCAGTGCCGATAACGTGGCCGCAGGACTGCGCTCCCTCCATGCTTTCTGGATACCGCTGATATTGCCGATCATTTGCGGCTTCCAAGCCTGATTGTTGGTATGGGGCGCGATGCAAAGCCCGGCGGCAGTTATTGCATCCGATATCGCCACCGCTTCCGGGTCTTCACTGGCCACCGACGCCTTGAACACGTCCAGCACGTTCAGGGGCCGGCGCTGCTGGTTGAGATGCACGAAACTCGCCGCTTCGTCGGCGGACGATGTATATTCGACGACGACGCAAGGCAGTTGACCAATGTCTGGCCGCAACCGTGCCGCCGCCAGTCTGTGCTGCCCGTCGATGACATAAAATTCGCTGCCATCGCGGCGGGACACCACCAGTGGCTGGCACAAGTCCCAGTTCCAGAATTGCGCGATTTTGCGAATCAGTGCCCGACTGGCCGACGCATCCAGCGATCGTTGATAGCTTGCGTCAATGCGGAGCTCCGCCGGCGGCAGATATTGCAGCACCGGAAGCTTGCCGAGCGGAGCATTGACCTTCAGCCGCGATGTTGCAGGGCGGCTCACGCCACCATCTTTCGCAGTGACTTGCCAAAAGGGGCGTCGCCATATCTATCCCGGTGAGCCGCCTCGCATTGCATTTCATGCTCGGCATGCCGCCGCTCGGCCTCGCCGCGCCGCTCGGCCAGTTCATCTTCTTTGATATTTGCTTCATGCACTCCGGAATCGGCCATCACATTGTGAATATTGGATCCGCGGACCTGGGGCGGATATCCGTCCGGACGCCGCAGCATGGCTTCCCGAAAAGATTGCGCCGTATCGCGCTGGGGATTGCGCGCCGCCAGGACATTCTGGACGCCATTGCCATGTCCCAACGCCTCCAGTGACAATTGCACCCGGGCGGTACCGGTTCGGACCAGATAATCCTCGAGCTCGCTCTTGAACGCTGCGGCTTCGTCATCGTTAAACCGGTGCGCCGGCACGTGGTTGACACGGGTGGAAAAATGCGGAGCGCCGCGTTCACCGGCGGTCGACTTGCCGGTGGCCACTATCGTCACGATCCGGCTGTTGCCGAACCGCTCGACGCGGATCAGGCCGCGCCTGACCAGCTTGTTCATCACCGTCGGCGGCGATCCGATCGACTGCATACCCATCAGCTCGCAAATCTGGTCATTGCTGGGGCAGACATCGCCCTTGTCAGCGGCCGTGATCAATATCTCCAGCAATCGTTGTTCGCGCGGGGTCATGTTTTTCATTCCCCGCACCCCCGGCCAACCTGACCCGGATTTTCGGCAACAAAATCCTTCCAGTGCCGCCATCCCTGCGGACAGGCAAAGCCCCATTCGCGGACCTTGGGACCGGTGATGAACAGCGAGACCGCCCTGCCCCCTTCGGGAATTTCCAGTCGGTGCAGCGCCTCGGCAGCGCGCTTGACGAAATCACCAGCCTTGCGGTGGATAACGCTACCATCAGGCAGATGCTCGAGATATTCCCCTTCCAGCAGCCAGCTGATATTCTCCCATGGATGATCATGCAGCGCCCGGTCATCGTCGCTGCGCAGGATTTCGTGCAGATACATGTTGTGCTGATTGTTGCGCGGCACGATCCACCAACGGCGCAGATAATTGTCGCCGATGATGAAATCAGGATCATGCTGCATCACCTCTGCAGCCCATGCCTGCATGTCGGCCAGATCCGCAAAGGGCTGGTCCATCATATTGCCATCGGTGGCTGTCATCTGCTCCTCGCAACCGGAACACAGCGACTGACCATCCGTGCGCTGAAACCCGATGCCGCAGCCATCACATATCTGCACTGTCACGCCGATTCCCCCTTGTCTTTTTTGCCGCTGGCTGGCGGCTTGATGCACTTGCGCGGATCAACATCGCGCTGCAGGACATCATCCTCTGTTTCATCGATCATCCGGTTCGACGGTGATCGACCGGCGCGCACCTTGCCGTCCTGGTCGATATTTTTCTGCCGATCGGTCATGCCATCACCTGCACTCTCGCTTCCCTGGTCTTCATGCCGGCATATTTGCCGGTCAATATGGTCACCACGCGGCGCCCGAACGGGCTGTGATCCTCGACCGTGATGTGACCCATCTTGACCAGCTGCCGCATCCGGTAGCTGGCGCACTTGTCGTCTGTCAGGCGGCACGCCCGCGCCAGTTCGCGGTTGGTCGGGCATGGCCGGTCATGGCTGGCCGCATGCCGCAATATGCGCAGCAACACGCCCTCGGCTGATCGCCGGCGCTTCGGTGTGAATCTGCCGCTGTTCCCCTTGATCTGCGCCTGGCGCCGCTTCATCCGCGCCATCCGTCCCTCGCCGCGCTTGGCCAGATAGACCCCCTCGCCGCCATCGCGGGTGAACAGGGGAATGATGATCCCCGCGTCGATCATCGGGCGGGTCTGCGCACGCAAGTCCGGTGTGATATGATTGCGGGCATAGGCGACGGTATCGCCCGGCCTTGCCCGCTCTGCCCATCCCATCAGTTCATCCCCGCGCAGCAATAGCATCGCCTATCCTCCCTTGGTAAGCACGGCGGTCCGGTAAATGGCCGCTGCAATATCCATCAGTCGCGCCGCCCGGGCTTCCAGCTCGTGCTGGTTGACCTCCCTTGCGGTGACGCCGTCGCCATTGGCGACGGACGCTGTGATATCGGAGGTGATTTCGCCGGCCTCAGCGGACAGATTGGAAACATGGGTCAACCAGTCATGGCCGTCGGGAATGTCATCCGCTGCTGGCACGAGAACAAACCCCTGTTCTCGTGCCATCGCGCGGGTGACCGGTGGATGGTCGGCCATGCCGACGGTGTTGGATTCAAGTTCCATGGCCTCGGCGATGGTCAGGAAGTCTTCGGTGTTCGGCAGCGCAACATCGGAAAAGCGCTGGTGGCGCTTGCCAAGATGCTCGCCGACCGCCACCTGTCCGCCGAAGGACCGGATCAGCGCCCGACTGGCCGATTTCAGCAGCTGCAGGCGCGGGGAAAGTTGCACGGTCCGGCTCATGCGGCAATTTCCCTTGATTTGCCGGATGACGGCGAACCGTCGGTCGAGATAGTGTCGAGGCGATCCAGTAAAATGGCGGCCGCATCCGGAATGATATCGCCCTGCCAGTTCTGGGAGGCACGGAAAAAGGAAAGGAATTTTTCAAATGTGCTTATCGTGCACGAAGACCCGTCTTTCAGCCGGTCGAATATCTTGCTGTCCCCGGCAATCTTTGTTCCCAGCGTGGCCGGGCTCCGGTTGTTGGCTTCAGCCCAGATATCGGCGAGTCGACAAAGGTGATCTGTGAGTTGCAAGACGAGGACTCCATGATTGGCGAGCCCCTTAATGCGGAATTTATTCCGGACTTGTCAACGGAAATGTTTCCGCGTGACGAAAAATCCGAATTGCTGGATAAATCCGGCATGTCCGACATTGATGATTTTCTGGCCCGAATGGACCAATTGCGCCAGGAAAAGGGTCTGTCGGACCGGGCCCTTTCGCTCGCTGCGACGGACAAGCCTGATCTGGTTCGATCCATCCGCCACCGGCGTGCCTTTCCCAAGGGCGACAATCTGTCGGCCCTTGCCGCCGCGCTGGACACTTCGATCGACTACCTGGTTCATGGTACGTCACATCAGGGCAACGCCCGGGTCTCCGAAACCCCTCTGGACTTCAAACCACAATCAGTCAGCAACGACCTGCCTGTCCTCGGCACCGCCCATGGCGGGACCGTCCGGCTCGATAACGACGGACAAGTCACGGAAATAGAACAGACATTGTTCGAACCCACTCAGGTGATCCGCTATATCTCGCGGCCAAAAGCGCTGACCGGTGCCCAGGACGCCTATGCCATATATGTCGAGGGCGAATCCATGTATCCGCGCTTCGGGCCGGGCGAAATGGCCGTTGTCGATCCCCGCGTGCCGCCACGGATCGGCGACGACGTGATCGTGCAGCTGTCTGAAAACGGGCATGATGAAATCAGCGCGATCCTGATCAAGCGCCTGGTCCGCCGCAGCGCCAGCTTCCTTGAACTGGAGCAGTTCAACCCGGCTGCCATATTCCGAATCGATGCGGTCAGGGTAAAGCGCCTGCACCGCATTTGTCCCGCCGGAGACCTGCTCGGCGGATAACCTAACGGAATTATTTCCGCATTTAATATTGACAGGGAATTATTTCCGCATCTATATCACCTTCATTCAATGGAGGCGATACATGCTAAAAACCGAATCACTCTTCCCTCACAGCGGCAGCTTTGCCATGCGGCGCGACGACGTCACCGGCAAATGCGAAATCCCTGTCCGCATCCTGCGCAACAATGGCGATGGCACTCTGCTGACCGGTGATCCGGTTGGTGGTGCGCGTCGCCGCAACAGCGCCAGCATCAACTGCAATGTGCCTCTGGACGACTTGCTGCCGGCCACCCGCGACCGCTGCATCGCGGCCCGCGGCAAATATGCCTACCGGGTGCCGGCATGAACCGCCTGACCATGGATCAGAAGATCCGCTTCAACCGCGCCATGCGCGACTTCTGGTCGCAGCACGGTCAGCGCGCGCTGGATCACGCGATCATCATCATGGTGCCGACGCTGCTCTTTGCGCCCGCCTATGTGCGGTGGTTCTCGTGAGAACCCAGCTGTTCGCCACCTTCGACAAGCGTGGTTTCATCAAGGCGACCAAGAATGCCGCCAGCGTTGGCCGCAAGGAAATCGGCGTGATGATCACGGTCGAAATCCCGGACACCGCCTTCGACGACGGCTTCCTGCACGCCACCATATCGGTGCCCGACAGCGCCTTTGTGTTCGCCGCCGGTACCGATCTGGTGGTCGAATGCCTGGCCGCACCGGAGGACGAAACATGACCTATCTGTCACCGCGCTCTTTCATCAATCGGGCAGCAGCTGATCCGGATGTCATTCAGCGCGGCTATCAGCCCCTTTACCATTGCGACATCGTCAACCGCTGCCCGGGCTGCGGCAGGTCGCACTGGTATATTGGCCGGTTCAGCGCCGAATGCGCGCATTGCGAGACCGCCCTGCCGCTGGCCATGGTTTCGATACAGCCGATGCAGCCACGCTTTACCGAACATTTCAGCAAGACCGCATGATGGACCTTGCCGCCGCCACCCGCACCGAACTGGACCGCCGCTTAATCGCTGCCCAGCGCGCCTATGCGCAGCGCGGCGAAGATCAGAAGATCAATCAGCTGCTGCTGCTCTGGGAAAAGATCACCATCCACTGCCGCGGCGCACCGCGCCCGGACGGTCTTGTCTTTTTCCCGGAGGATCTGCGCGCCATGGCAACCGAGGCAGCTCGCGCGGCCCATGTCGGCGCGGCCAAGCACGCGCTGGACCCGAACGGTGCCTATGACAGCGACCGCCTGCGCACCCTGTTCCGCATCCACCACCATCTCGAGGCGGCCGCAGGATCGCTGGAAAGCATCAACACCGCCCTGCGCGACCAGGGCGCCCGCGATCGGGCAAGAAAAATGGATATGGCCGCATGACATTGGAGAAAAAGCAATGAACTGGGAAGCAATAGGGATTGGAGTCTTAGGCGTTGCGGTCTGCGCCGTGTTCGCACTGGTCGCCCTGATCTGGGGCGGACAGGGCGATGGCTATCACGGCGCATATCAGCGCGATGCCGGGCAGACAGCCGGGTGTCTGGCGATCGTCGCGGTCATCGTGGCGCTCTTTATTATCGGATTTGTCATCGAGGCACAGTCATGACCAGTATCGCGGCACAGCTAGTCGATGGTTTGCACCGGATAAAGGCCCTGTCGATCCGTCAGCCGTGGTGCCACCGCATATTGCACGAAGGAAAAGACGTCGAAAACCGGGACTGGCCGACCCGGCAACGCGGTTGGTATCTTATCCATGCCGCCAAATCGGAACAGGAGGATCGCGAGTTGATCCGCCGGCTGAAGCTGCCGCTGGGCGGGATCGTCGGGGCAATGAAGATTGTCGATTGCGTGACGGAAATGAACAGCAGGTGGTTTTGTGGCCGCTATGGTTTCGTGATCTCAGACCGGGTCGAGTTCCCGTTCATCCCGCTCAAGGGCCAACTTGGCTTTTTCGACCCCGGTGATGCCGTTCGGTACCAGATCCGCAATCTACTGGAGGAAGCGTGATGCTTGAATTTTTCAGTGAATACACGATCGCCGCGGCGCGGAAAGATCACCGCTGTGAATCATGTCAAACAACCATTCTCGCAGGAGAAAGCTACGTCTATATGGCCGGCAAATGGGATGGCGATTTGTTCATCACCAAAAACCACCCCGAATGCCGCAAGGCCGAATGTGACTACGCGCACCAGAATGGACTGTCGGGCGGTGACGAATGGCAATGGCTGTACGATATGGACAGCGAAGACCGGGAATGGCTGAAAGAAAATCACCCCGCTGCAGCAAAGCGATTGAGTGATCGATGACCATGCTGCTCACCGAGTCGGAGGCAGCAACGGAACTGCGCCGCTCCCCCCGGTGGCTGCGCGAACAGCGCAAAACCGGCAAACTTGACTTTGTAAAGATTGGCGGGTCAATTTTCTATGCGCCGGATGATCTGGTGGCATTCATCAAAAGGCACCGACAATGCGCCTCTACCAAAGAACCGATTCCCCGTCATGGCACTATGACTTCGCCTGGAACGGTCAGCGATATCGCGGCAGCACGAAGGAAACGGACCGCCGCCAGGCAGAAGTCATCGCCCATGCAATCCTTGCGGAAATAAAGAAAAGCCCGGGCCGCGCCGATCGATGGGCCCTGACCCATGTCATCGCCACCTGGTGGGACGAACATGCACAGCACACCCGCAGCAGCGACGCCATCTGGAGCAATGTCGAAAACCTGAACCGCTGCCTTGACTGCAGCATCATGATGGACCGGCTGACCGCCCCCGCCCTTCTGGATTTTCGGGCAAAGCGCCGCGGCGAAGGCGCCACCGGCCCCACCATCAACCGCGACATGGCCTATCTGAAGGCGGCGATCAACCACGCCGCCCGGCTGCACGGCAAGGCCGCACCGGACATTGACTGGAAAAGCCTGACCTATGCCGAAAATCCGGCGCGGATCCGCTTCCTCTCGGCAGAGGAATATGCCCGGCTGCTCGCCGCCGCCGACAAGGATATGGTGCCCATCATCATCGCGGCCGTTACCACCGGCCTGCGCAAGTCCAATCTGGTCGGAGACACCGACCGCCGCACCGGTTGCCTGCAATGGCACCAGGTCGATCTGGCCGGACGCACGATCACCATCACCCGGACCAAGGGCCACCGGCCATCGGTTAAGCGGATCGTGCCGGCACTGCGCACAGAGCTGCTTAAAATCCGCCGGCGAAAGGGTGATGTGTTCGATACCAAGAATTTCAAGCGCCGCTGGAACAAGGCGCTCGAGAAGGCAGAGCTCGAGGACTTCCGCTTCCACGATCTGCGACACACCTTTGCCACCTGGGCACGCAAGGGTGGCGCAGATCTGATCGCGCTACAGAACGCCCTCGATCACGGCAGTATCACCATGACGATGCGCTATGCCCATATCGACGCCGACAGCGAAATCACCGCCTTCGACCGAGCCAGCACAGCCATGACAGCGGCACTGGATTCCGCCCAAAATGGCACGATCGACGGCACGGAAGCGAAAAAGAAAGCCTGAAAACGGCAGTTTTCTGCCAGATACAGCGAATGCGCGAAAAAGATTAGGAATCTGATGCTCTATCCGACTGAGCTACGGGCGCATTGCCTGAAACGCTATGGTTTCTGCGGGATTGCCGCTAATCGGCAATCTGGCAAAAGTCAACCGAAACGGAACAAAACGGAAATATGCGGCACATTGCGGCACGCTAATGGCACAGTGGATGGCACGGTAAAACCGCAGTCTCAAAACGATCCCATTGGCGTTTGCATCTTTTACGAACCCGCCACTTCCCAAATTGATTAGCGGTTGATATGGAGATGCGTGGGGAAACAAACAGCATTTGAATCAGCCGTAGCGTCGGTCGGTCAGCAATTTTTGACTGTCTGGCAAGCACCTATTCCATTTATTCTAGTTGTAGCCCTTGTCACTCTGGCAATCTGGCAAGCTATGGAATGGCGCTATGGCGGCATCATTGAACGACTGAAAGACGAGCGGGACAACCTGCAAAAGAAGCTTTCATCATCCCAAAATAGCAGCGAGGCCGCAACTCCGGTTCCTGACTGGAAGCCCTCAAAGGAACTGATCGATAAAAATGCCGATCAAAGTGCGATTAGGGCTCTGAAAAACGTGAAATGGTCTGCCGATATTGCAATTGCTGGCCGGGATCGGAGGGAGATTGAGGCGGAAGTTAATGAGATGCGGGCGGCGTTCCTGACGGCACATAAGCGCTTTGGGACACCCTTACTTCCCGACCTCGCAGATGTTTCTCAAAAAGTGCAAGCCGGTCGTCGTATAATTGAAAAAATGCTTCCCTACTTAAAGGCTGGCCATATTGACGAGGCCGTCAGAGAGGCTCAAAATTTCATTGACGAGATCGATCGCCTGAATTCTGAGAAGGATTAAACTTCACCTAGTCCGCCATCACCCGGTCGAGTTCACTTTGAGGCAGGTTCGAAATGATCAGCTCCGAGGCTCGGACAGATTTATCGCCGCCGCCGATCGAGTAGATCAGGCTGACCTCATACATGGAAAAAGCTGAAAACAGGCTTCTCACTTCCGGCCTGTCGTTCAGGCTCAGCAGGAACTTGCCCTCGATCGTCGCCAATTGCTGCGCCATTTTGGCGAATTGCGAACGGTCAAACAGATCCGCGCCGTAATCACCCTCGCATCCATAATATGGCGGATCGAGATAGAATAGGGTCGTTGCAAGATCATATTTTTCAACACAGTCGGACCAGGTCAGCTTCTCGATCGTGACGGGAGTCATCCGTTCGTGGATTGCCTCGAGCAGCGGCGCGATCTTGGACAGATCAAAGCCGCTCGAACTATAGGGATCCACGCCGAAATTCCGTTGAGCCACCTTGCCGCCATATGACAGGCGCTGCAGATAGAGGAACCGTGCGGCCCGCTCCAGGTCGGTCTGGGTTGACGGATCCACGCGCAGCATTTTGTCAAAACCGGCCCGGGTGGAGATCTGGAATCGCAGCATGTCGAGAAAGGCGACATAGTGCCGCTGGAGAATCCGGAAAAATGTCGAGACATCTTCCGACCAGTCATTGATGATCTCGACCGGAGCCGTGCGCGAACGGCGGAAAAACACGCCGCCCATGCCCATGAAAACTTCGCAATATCCGCGATGCTCGATACGGTCGATCGCCCGGCAAATCTGCTTTGCGAGCTTTCGCTTGCCTCCAATATAGGCGGCAGCTGGGTGAGTATTGTTGACGATTTCAGGAAAAAGAGGAGTCGACGGCATCGGGCATGTCCTTCATATGTCCCCCGCCCGTGTACCGGGTGCGGAGGTGGCCTGGTCGCAGGCCGGTTCAGGTCATGACGGTGTAGGCCGTCGGAAGGGGCGTTGGCGCGCCCCTTCCCCCGCTCGATCGCGGAGGAAAATTGAAATCAATCGGGCGGCAATCCTCCATTCTCATTCACATCCACCGCCTCGATCGCCTTCCAAGCGGCGATCAGGCTGGTCAGCGTCGAATAATTGTCGGCGCAGATCAGGGCGTCGGATCCAGAAATGATGGCCGCTCCGGATCCAGGCACAATCCCTCCGGGCAGGGAGGAAATGATGGGCAGGTCCGCTGCTCCGCCACCACCGAGACCGACGCTGGCGGTGTGTACCCCTGGCCCCCGCATGCGCTGAACGACAAGGCTGCGATTACGATCGCGCAATTCGATATTTTCATTTTCAATCTCCACTATTCTGGCTGCGGTTTCGGTTTTGAAGCGCTCGACGTTCTGACGATCGAGCTCGGCCGCAACCTTGCGCGCCAGCTCGACCTTGATGATGAACTCGTTAAATGCCCGGCGCTCTTCGACGAACCAGCGGGCCGCGATATTCTTGGCGCCTGATTGCACAGCAATCTCGTGATTCTTGGCCGGGATCGTGCGGACCTGGACGAACACCATCCACAGCGCCAGCACCAGGCATGCCGCCTGCCATGGGTTCTCGATTGCCCATTTGATGATCCTTGGAATCAGGCCCAGCAGCCATTTGCCAAAGCCGAGCAGTTTGAAGCCTATCGAGGCCAGCGATATTCCGAACATAATAAGCCTCCTAAAAAGGGGTGATCTGATATCCATTTTGCCCGTGGTTACGGCGCCCGACGATAAATAGCGTCCACGGCTGTTCACCCCCGTCATCAGGGATTTCAAAGCTATGGATCGCCTTCCTGCTGCGAAAAACAATGCTTCCGGGCTTCAATGTCCTGACAGACCAAGGCGTTCGCTCGATGATCCTGCCCTTCAAACAGATCGTGATGCTCCAGCGCGGATGATCGTGCATTCCGCCGTCATGCTGGGCGATCCATTTGTGCAGCAGGATATTGAAGGGTCTCCACCAAGGTGCCCGATGCAAATGAACGCCCGATTTGGCGACATACTCATCAAGCCAAAAGGGCTGGTACCGAGAAAATAATGTCGTACCGGTGTCATTGGTGACAACGTTGATGGGATGGGGATTTCTGCTGATCAACCATCTGATGAGAGCATCGACAATCACAATATCAATACCCCTTGCTTTCCGCGCCCATCGGCCGCCATTTCACCAGATATTCCATATGCTCGAGCACATATTCCCGCGCCTTTGGCTGGGCTGCTTTCAACCGCCGCGCCATTTCCTCGATCGACGGGTGCCCGCTGTCGAAATTGACCGAGACAGGGATTTTGGGAATGTCAGGCCAAAGCCCTTTTTTCGCATAGCCACTGTCATCCCGGACCATCGACCGGGCCTGCAGCAGATATTCCATTTCCATGTTTTTGCGGCCGTACAGGATATCGATCGCGGCAATCTCGATCGCCTGCCCCATCAGCTCGCGCTTGCCAAGCATGCCCCTGGTCGGCAGCAGGCTCTTGCCGATCGCCAGCATCCAAACAGGGACCGCGGCACCGATCCAGTATATCCCGGTGATGACGGCCGCGATGACGAAGGCCAGCGTCGGGAGCCAGAACCACGCCATGAACCGACGCCCTTCATAAACCTCCTGCAGCAGCACGGAAGCGAAGTATCGCGTCCCGGTGGTAATCCGGACCCCGAGCGGGCCGTTGTGCGCCTCATGGTGGCTTGCTTTGACGATTTTGATGGGCGGGAACATCACTAGTCTCCCAATGCCTTGCCAGTGACCTGATAATAGGCCCAGCAGAATATCAGGAACGGGACGGCCAGCGGCCATAACAAGGTTCCTGCGATCAAATATTGCATCATGATTATTTGGCCGTGGGCCGTTGGCTCGCTTCCTATTTGGCTCAGACCCAGAAGAAACACGATGACGGCGCCGATCGCGTAGATCAGCAACAGCGTACCGATCACAACACGACCTCCCATGCCCACCAGCCCATCAGTGCAAGGCCGATCAGGCTAGCGATGCAGCCACCTTTCGATGAAGGGTGGCCACCGCTTGACGCCATGCCTCTGGCAAATTCAGTGAGCGGGAAAATACAAATCAGTGCGAGTGCGATGACAAAAATCAGCGCGTAGCCGAAAAATTCCAGCATCATTCATTTCCTTCATTGTCAGAGCCTTCGCGACCGGCACTGATTTCCTTGTCGCCCCAGCGCGCCCGGAATACTTCCGCCCCGAACACGATTAGGCCCATGATGAACGCAAACCACGCCTGCAGACCGCTGTTGTAGCGGGTGCGCTCGAGCAGCATCCCGAACCAGACCTGAAGCGATTCCCCCTCGCTGACCGCGTGATGGGCCAGCGACATATAGACCCAATTCTCCATGCTGAGAGAGACGATCCCGCAAAGCATGGCGATGGAGAAAAGACTGCGAACCTGCCGGAAATCCAGCGCGACAATGGCGCGGAACGGTGTGCCGAGAAAGCGCCAGAAGCGCGATGTCAGGGTAATTCTCTCGCTCATGACAGGCGACTATCGACCCAGCCCACCATAAAATCTTCGAACTTCGTGCCGCCCTTGGCCAGTTTGAAATAATGGGCGAACTGCAGACCGTTGAGGCAACGCAGCATCAGGCGACCCGCGGTGGCGATGCCGCGCTTTCGAACGAGGGCGCGATAGGCTCCGATGGTGCCCGGACCAATATCGCCGTCCTCGGCAATATCCGCGTAATCCTTGCCGCGCCGATTCAGCACGTTGAGCGACTGTTGGAACCAGAGCGCAGCCCGTTTTTGGCCGGCGTTGACGCCGCTGTCGATTACTTCCTCGGCAACGATTGGGTCAATCTCTGCGATCGGAAGAAAGCCGGGCTTGACCACATATTCGCGCAGATAGATCTCCCGTGCCGTCGCCAGGGGAAGATCACGCATATGGCCCCGATATCCATTCGCCCGCGCCACCCGCTCGGTTATGCCATAGTTGGTCGCACCACCCGGATCGGAAGGGTGATTTACATAGCCACCCTCACGCTTCAGAATACCGTCGATCATCTTGTCAATATTGCTCATACAAGTCTCCATCCCCGCCGTGCAGCAGGCCATAAAAAACCCGCTCAAAGGCGGGTCATTGCATCATCATTTCATCGCGCTACCGGTGGCGGTCTCGGTCTTCCTTGGCGAGTTCGGTCAGGAACGCGACATTGGCGTCGATCCTCTCTATCCGGGCGACCACCCCGTCGACCTTGGGTTCAATCGCATTGAGACGATCGCTATTATTCTGCACCTGCCCATAGACAACACCGAGCGTAAAAACGCCCACCCTCGATGATGTCAGAAGCGAAACAATCACCCCGATTTCCGTCAGCGTGAGGGATTTTCGAACAGCCTTGATCGTGTCATTCATTATGCTGCGCCCGCCTATCTGTAATCCTGATCGTCACGCGGAGAACTTCCGCCGCCGCCCGAACCGGACGATCCGCCCGACGAATTGGCCCTTGTAATCGACCGGTAGACCAGCCATCCCAGCAGCGCCAGGACCACAATTCCGACGATAATTTCTGCAATTTCCATTTCAATATCCTTTCATAGTTCAAAAATAAATCAGGCTTCTAACGCCGCTATCCGCTGCTCAAGTTCGTTCTGACGCCGCGCCTGGGCGGCCAGCAGGAACATCGTGAACTGACCCTCGCGCAGGCCGTATCGATCGCCCGCCTCTAGAGTTTTGCGGGTTTGACCGGTATCGACCATCTCTGTGCGCTCCGGCTCGATTTCTTCCCCGCTTTCATTGAGGACAGCGGGAATCAACCGCTCTTCAAAAACAGGTCCAAATTCATCGCCCCAGCTATCGTGGCATGCAAAGGCATAGCGATGCCATTCGTCCTCGCCCAGATGCTCATCGAGCATGGCAAAAACCCGTTGTGCGCGCGCGCCAAAATGCAGCCGCGCATCGCTGCCTTTTTCCGCAATCGAATCATTCCACTGATAAAAGCCCAGCTCATCTATGATTTTAAGGGCGGCGGCATATTCGGCATCAGACAGCCCGCCGCGCCATGTTTTTTCGCGTTCATCCGAGGTGTTGATGGTGCCGGTGCCGGCATAAACTACGGACCAGCGGTTGGAGGCCGAACCGAGAGTGATGAAGTTGTCAACACTGGGGCGGGGGATGATGCCGATCGTAAGATTATCGCTGCTTACCTCAATGCGCCCGCCGGCCGTGCCGGGAGCATCGACAAGGATAAGGCCCAGCCCGCCAAAGGATGCCAAAACGTCCGTGGCAAGATTGTCTCCGGATACACGCAGGCAGCTTGCGCCGCCGCTGACCTGGAGCTTGTGAGTCGGAGACGACGTACCAATACCGACATTGCCGGAGGCATCCTTCTTGACCAGTGCGGATCCTGGGATCTCCACACCAGCCCCCGCGGAAGTCCGCGCGAGGATCGTGTCGGCGTCCTCCAGAATACTCTGATCGGCATATGCTGCCCAATCTTGTTCTGCTGCCATTTTGAAAAATCCTTTATGGTTGTTTGATGGTGAAGCCAGCGCCGAACCAGCTCAGCGTGCCGCTGCCCGCGGATCGCTTGGCAACCAGTCGCACGAAATAATCGGTCGATGCGGAAAGGCCGGTTTTTGTCGCCGCCGCGATCGCAACATAACCGGGCTCTGGCTCGGTGCCCGCGACAGAGGGAAAGCCGCTTGTTTCGGCGGCAAAATCTGACCAGCTACTGCCATCCAGAGAATATTGTGCCTTGATCACAGCAGTTCCGGCACCATTATAGCTGGCACTCGCGTAATAGCGCAGTTCGCCGCTGGCATTTGATTGCACCTTTGCGCCGGTATCTGTCACCTGCACAAACGCAAGCGCGGAAATATTTGTCCACTCGTCATCGATAAATTGCGACGATCCGGCAGCGCCGCCGGTGATCGCCGCCGCTTTTGTCCGGTTGACCAGTATCGCCGCCTGATAGGTCACGCCGCCGTAAACCACATCAATAATGATTGCGCCGGCAACCGGCGCGGCGGTCAGATCTATCACACCAGTCGACGCGCCAACCGTGATCGTCAGGCCGGCACTGACACTGTTCTGCGAGAAGCTGACGCCCGAGGTAAGCAGAACACCGCCCTTGCGGACCTTCACGGTGCGCGATTGCGGCAACGCCGAAGTAGTTTCGCCGCTGCTGTTGGCCTGGATGTCAAAGGGCGTCAGCGGGTCGATCGTGATCTGCGCGGTGGCCGTCACATCGGCAAAACTTTCGGGAGTCCCGTCGCCATTTACGCCGGACCATAGGGCAGTTTTTGCCGCCGCAACCACCGGCTGTTCCGCCTCTGCGGTCCATTTCAGCGCTGGCCGAAACCCTCCCAGCGTGACCACCGTCGTGCCCAGGATGATCCCGGTCGAAGATACCCGGCGATAGATCGTGCCATTGGGTGTCAGCGCCCGCTGACCGACTTTCGGGTTCAGGGCGTCCGCAGCGGCAAGATCAGCGACGATCAAAAGCTGATCATCTTCGGACCATCGGATCGGGGCATCCCACGCGCCAATCAGCGTGCCGTCGAGCTCCTGTTTCGCGCGCGACATCCACAATGGCAATTCGCCCGCAGGAATATCGTCGTACCAGCCAACGGGAATGCCGTTGCCGGTCGGTGTCGCCGGCGTCGAGATTGATCGCAGGAAGACGAATTCGGTCAGCTTGCCATCGGTGCCGTCGACCCCGTCGACCCCGTCAGCGCCATTGGCGGCGATGATATTGGGCGATGACCATTCGCCGGTGCCGATCGTGTCGGTGGCACCGGCCCCCACCGCTGCGGCCGTGATCGCATAGATCGGATTGGTCCCTGCCGGGATCGATTGGGTCCAGCCATTGTTATGGCCGGTCAGAACCCCCGTGACGAACGTATAGGTCGATGTCACACTGGGCACAGCGGGTGCGCTGGCCGCGCGCTTGTAAAGAAATACCGTCGCGGCATTCAATCCATCGGCACCGTCCGCCCCGGCTGCGCCCGTGGTGCCGTCCTGGACCAGTACCACCGGCGCGGCCCATTCGCCGGTCGCGATCGTGTCACTCGGCCCGGTCGAGCTCGCCGAGGCAGTTGCGACGAAGAGCGGGTTGCTTCCCGCAGGAACGGTGGCGCTCCATCCATTGTTCAGGCCGGTGATTGCGCCGGTGGCAAAAGTGAATGTCGCGGTCGTACTAGGCACATCTGGTGCGCTGGCCGCGCGCTGGTAGATAAAGACCACCGCTGAATTGAGCCCCGCTGCGCCGTCCGCTCCATCGGCACCGTCTGCACCCGCTTCGCCCCGCTCTACCGTCAGTGCCCATTTCGTCCCGTCTGACGGAGCCACACCCGTGGTGTCGCCGGCCCCGATCCGGGTGTAATTATGCCCGGTGCCGCCGCTCGCCACGGTCCAGACAACGCTGTCGCCGGGGGCATATGACGTGCCGGCAGCGTAATTGCCGCGCGGTCGGTTGCGGGTCGCACCGTCCTCGGGCTTGTTGGAACCGGTGACATTGTCGAAATCCACCACCGTCGGATCGCCGCGCCGTTCCCAGTCAGTATTGGCGTCCGTAGGTAACGAACCCGCGGCAGGCGAGGCCGCAATAAACCGCCATGTAGATCCGTCTTCCGTGCTGACCACGTCATCCAGGCGGTACACGCGATCGCCGGAATAGACGCCGCGGAAATTATACTGGTAGGCAATGTCGGCATCACCGTGGACAACCCACGTCTTTTCTGCCTCGGTGGCCAGTCGCCAGAACGGCGGATCGACCGGCAGCTGCTGGACATCGGCGACCGGCGGCAGCGCGCTGCCATCGGTGTTCAGGGTTTTCGTGGCGGCACCGATGCCGACCGGCGCCAGAAACAATTCCCCCATCCAGCTGACACCCGCCACCGCCTTTATGCTGGCAGCGATCGACTGGATCAGCTCGCGGGCCGTGATCTGATCCGTGATCGCGACGGACAGGTTATACGGGCGACTGACATTGATCGCCGCCAGCGAAGTGGACGAAACCACGCCGCCAGCCATGTTGGCGATTCTGGCAACAATCTCGCCCGGCAGGCGCGCCCATCCATTGACCTTGTCGCCACTGACATGAAAGCTGACCTGGCCATCCGGCGGCGCACCCAGCCTGACCAGGCCCAGCGCCAGGCAAGTCGCCCAGCTTCCATTGGCGATGGTCGCGGCCAGCAGGGCCGCAAGGCTCGCATGATCGCCCGAGGATGGGCCGAGACTCGACAGCCGGTCATAGACGGCCTCGACGGCCTGAATGGTGCCATAGGCGGACAGTTGATAGACGTTGTCCACCGCATCGACCAGCACGCCGGGCGCAAACCGCGGGGATCCCAGCAGCAACGGCTTGACCGAACCTTCCAGTTCATCAGGTCCCTCGACACCGCCGGTACCGGCATAGGTCTCCAGCAGAGGTTCATCCAGCCAGCGCGAATCGCTTTCGAACTCGATATCGGCAACCCCGCCCGAAAATCTGGGCTGGGAACGGACCCTGCCGGAAAATATCTGGGTCAGTCCCGACAGCTGCCCCTTTGCCAACACGGGACGCTTGCCATCCAGGACGACAATATTTCCGCCCAGCAGGATCGGCCGCGCGAATTCATAGTCAATCAGGTCTGCCTGATAGATGGAAATGGCCGCATCGGACCAGATTGCAGACGACATCGTGGGCAGCGCCTGCATCGATACTGAAAAACTTCCGCCGGATGTCGTGATGTCTCCACGAAATCCGCCGTCGAAAAAATCATAACCCAGGGTCGGCAGCTTCGCTATGGCCGGCCACCATGCATTTTGATCATGGTGGCACAGCCCCGCGTCATCATGGCTCGCAAAGCGCAGGGTCAGCGGATCACCTACGCCATCGCGGGCGCTTACCTCGATCAGATAGCCTTTCATGAAATCAGTCGATCGACACTAGGTTGATCTGAGCCTGGAAACCGTTGGCGCGCGCCCACACCGTGCCGATATTGCCGACCAGGAAGCCGAAATATATCCGGGACTGGCGCTGCGCATCGGTCTCGGGATCGGTAACGATCAGTATCGGCATATCGTTGCCGGATGCTTCAAGCAGCGGCTGTACCTTCTCTTCAACCTCATCCCTGTGGACATGGCCAAAACTGATCCCGAGTGCCCGTAGCTTCTTGCCCATCCGGCGCAGCGGAACACCGTTGACGGAAAAGTCGACATTGCCCAGCGCATTGACGCCGAACGCCGCTCCGAAGGAAAAATTGCGCTCCATCTGGATTTTCTTGCCAATTACAATCCGCCCGATGGTAGCCGGAAAGCTGCCCAATGATGCGATAGTAAAGCGCACATAGCGACCCGCAGCAGGCGCGCCGGGCGGCGCCTGCCAGAAAGCCTTGCTTCTGCCATTGCGCGGGGATGCCGTGCCGGCAAGAAATGTCTCGACGCTGCCAGACCATGCGCCGGCAAATCCGGAACCCTGGGCAGCGGTGGCAATTTCCACCTTCAGCGTCCACGAAGCATAGGCGCCGACGCATCCCAGCAGACAGGCCGTGTCAAAGGCGACATCGTCCCCCAGATCGACGGTCACAGTGACACTGGTGAGCCCGCTGGCCGATTTCCAGACCACGCCGATGAAATCATTGTCGCAATTCTGGGCATCATATCCGGCTGCGGTGCTGCTGGCACTTATCGCCGGCATCGCCAGAGGCTCCACCATCAGGGCATTGGTCATCAGCCGAATAACTCCATGTCAGTAGTTTCGCTTTCCAGGTCAACTATGATCCGCGACAGCACGCAATCCGCATTCACCTGCTGCTCCAGGTCACTCAGAAAATAGGTGGGTACACCGTCATTGACCGGGTCCAATATGATCAGGTCCTGGGCCCGTACAGCGAACCGCCGGCGGGCGACACCCGTCAACGATCCCTCTATGTTAAGAGCCGCCATCGCGTCCGACTGGCTGTCGAAATATCCGGTTGACGGTGAAGCCAGATTGTCTCGTGCGCCGGGATAGTCCGCCTTCACCGCCAAATCCTCCCGCTTGACGATGCGCGCAGGCCGCCGGGCGGCAACGATATCGGAGGCAATGGCTGTCATTTGAGGTCCGTATAGTTTCGGGGGCCGAAGCTTCCGTTGCCGCCGCCGCCAGCGACCAATCGCGCGATATTAGTATTGATATTGTTCAAAATATCCGTGTGATCGGTCAGTATGTTGGCGGTCGCCTCGGTGAACGGATCGCGGTTGTCGGCGCTGATCGGCACCGCATTGTCGATCAGCGAAATCGCGCTGTTGGTCAGGTCCCTGATCCGGTCGAACTGGGTAAAGAACCCGCTGCCGCTGGCATCGATCTGGCGGGAGATATTGAGCAGCAGCGATCCGCTGTCCTGGAACCCGCTCTGGTCGATTTTCTGGGAGGCAATGCGCGCAGCTGTTTCTGCCGCCGCGATATCGCTGGTACTGGCACCGGACTGCTTCAGCCGGTCGAGTTCCGCCTTGGCGGCCTCTGCCTCCCTGATCTGCGCGATATAGGGTGCCAGGGCGGCCTCTGCCTCCTGCTGCTGCTGGCGCAGCGACAGCGGGCTCCCCGACCCGGCATTCAGCGACAGCAGGAAATCCTTCAGGGTATCACTGGCACCGCCAACCGCGGCAATGGCATCCGCCTTTTCCAGTTCCCACAGCTGCTGGGCCTGGGCAATCTGCTCCGCACTGGCCCCGCCTTCGCGCAGCACCTCGGCAAGCCGCTCGAACTTGTCGTTGATCTGGTCCAGCGCATAGCCGACCGGATCAAGGCGCTGCTGCAGCAATTTGGGCAGTTCCTCGATCATCAGCGCCTTTTCAAGAGCGGTTTCCAGATCCTGCCCGGACTGCAATATCCTTTGCGATGCGTCCGAAATGCCTTTCAGGACACCGTCACGCAACGCATCCAGCGTGGCAATCCGCAAGGCCTCTTCCGGATCCTTGCCGTCGTAGAGAAAGCCGGACGTATTCTTGCGGCCCGTGTCGGTGCCGGCGCTTCCGGCAACCCGGAAATAATCTTCACGCTGGCCGATGGAAACGCTGAATGCTCCGGTTTCCGCGCCAAGCGCCTTCGCGATCGCGCGCAGATTATCCTGCAGTTGCCCGGTGATCCCGCCCAGATTGTCACGGACCTCTGACTTGTTGGTGCTGATTCCGGCTGCTTCGTCCAGGCTGGTCACACCCGCCTGGCCGGCAGGGCGTTTTTTGAACAGGCCGCCGATGATCCCGCCGAGCGCGCCGAAAATGCCGCCCGCCGTCTTGCTGTATTTCAGGCCCAGAAGACTGGATATGCCCTGCCCGATGGTATCGGAAATTGCCACGGCGCCGGCGTAAAGACCGGCAGCGCCGGGCAAGCCACCACCCAGCCCGCCGAGACCACCAGAACCGCCGGATTGCAGAGGGCTTCCGGACAGAAGCCCGTCCTTGCCCAGAGCAATGCTTGCCGGGTCCCACATTCCGCCAGGCGCGCCATTGTCGTTCGCCGCTCCGCCGCCAAAAAGGCCACCACCGCTAATGGCCCCGAAAAGGCTTCCCAGCGGGGACCCGCCACCGGGGAATGGCCCGCCCAGAACATTGCCTGCGATATTGCCCAAGGACGTGTCCTGCCCGGTGATCAGCGCCAGTGTCCACTTCGCCGCGATATCGGAAATAACGCCCAGTCCCTGCCGCTTGAAATCCTTCCAGATATTGCCGGTGTTCCCCGAGAACAGGTCAAAATAGAAATCGGAGATATCGAGCAGCTGCTCTTCCTGAATCCGCCGCTGTTTCTCGGCAAGGCGCTTCTGCGACTCCAGGATTTGCTTTTCGGCCTCTGCAACGGATTCGTTGAAATTGGTTTCCTGCAGATCATACCATTTGTCCAGGCTGGCCTGTTCGGCCATCTGCTTGGTCAGTTCAAGATTGTCGAGCAGCTGCTGGCCCTCGGCGACCGTGATCCGGTACCGCTCCGCCACTGCCTCGGCCGACTGGCCGATCAGGGTCGGGAACTGGCGCTCGATGTCCAGATGCTTTTTAGCGACCTCGGCGGCATATTCGCCCTTGGTCCGCCGGATTTCCTCGATTGCGGCAGCATCTTCCAGGGTCTCGACCTGACGGTCCAGCGATTCCTCGAGACGCTCATATTCCTTCTGCAGCGCCTTGGCGGCCCGTTCCTGCTCACGCTGCTCGGCGGACTTGCCCGGCTTCCGTCCGCCGCCGCCACCTCTACTTTTTGGCGGATTGATGGGTCTATTGTAGCCTGGAGATTCGGGGTCTTGGTTGGCCTTGGGCCTGCGCGCGCCCGCGCGAACGGACCCGGCAAATTCGGTCAGGCTACCATATGGGCCCAGGAATTTGCTTCCAAAGGCTGGATCCTGATCGCGGCTGATAACACTAAACAATGGTTCGTTCGCGAACGTCTTGATGGCAGTCGCGAATTCTGCCGCGGCCTCAATAGACTTGGCCGCCAATGTGCCGAGTGCGTCGGCGAGGAACAGGATACCCTCGGCATTACCCGCAACTGCACCGGCAATATTGACCGACAATATGCGCTGCATTTCGTCGAGCTTGGCATTGGTATCCTGAAGATTCTTGATTTCCTCTTCAGACAAAACGCCGTTCATGTCGTGGAGCCGGTCGGTCAGTTCGGATACCCCATCGGCGCCAAGCGCCAGAATGGGCTCCATCTTCTGATATTCTTCACCCAGCAGTTGCGTCCCGATCCGCGCCCGCTCGGACGGATCCTCGATCGCACCGAGGGTCTTGATGATATCCTGGAATACCTGGTCTGTGGTGCGGCCGCGGCCCTCGGCATCCGTCAGGGAAACACCCAGCTCGGAAAATCCCTCGGTAAATTTCTTGTTGCCGTCGGCGGCCTCGCCAATGGTCAAGGTCAGCTTCTGTAATGTGCCCTCCAGCTCATTCTGGGAAACACCGACCTGCTCCGCAACATACTGATATTCCTGCAGCGCCTCTGTACCGATCCCGATCTGCTGCGCGGAGGTCGCGATATTTGCCCCCAATTCGACAGAATCATTGACCGCCTTGACAAGCAGGGTGAATGCCGCGGCGCCCGCTGCGGCAAAGGCCGCGTACTTGGCGCTGAACCCCTTCGCCATGCGAGACCCGGCATCTTCACCAGCCCTCTCCGCTTCATCGCCGACACCGGAAAAGGCATCCTTGACGCCCGCGCTGAATTCCTCGCCTTTCAGGCGGAGGCGGACAAGAATATCACTTTCACCGGCCACGCCTGTTCTCCAAACAAAAATAATAAAGTGCTGCGCATTGACACTCTTGCGCCGACTGAAACCTAGATATCACTGCAATCCAGTGCTATACCGCTGCCGGAAGACATCTGATGCGAAGATCAGATGACAACTGGAGTAATCAAATGAAAACGATCGCCAATATTCTCGATGCAGTCGCGATTGTGTTTGCCTTGATAGGCTTTGTTCTTTTCATATATGCGTTTCTTGGTTCTGCCGGAGGGCAGGCACAAATTGGCACGGTCATTTTTGCCATCGGTTTTGCCGTAATACCTTATTGCATCAGCAACATTTTTCGCCGCGCAACTTCGGCCTAACTCCGCGCACCAATCCGCTTTCTAAAATTCGTCACCAGATCGGCCCGTGCCCGCACGATCGCGGGATACAGGCTGACGCTGTTCGCGTGATCCTGATCGGTCAGCAGCGCGAATATCGGCACCGTCGCCCGCTTCAAATTCTGTCCGCCACGCTGCTTTGCGCGCAGCCTGGACGGTGATACCGGCATGAAGGCACCGGTCGATGTCACTGCCCCGTCCGCGACCAGCAGAGGCGTCTTGCCAGGCTTGAACAGGGGGCGCAGCTTCACGCCGTTCATGCCCTCCCACTGGCGAGGAGTGATGTTCCGGCCCCGCGACGTATTGACCGCGGCATCCAGCGGCACCGCCAGATATTTGCCGCGCTTTGCCCGGTTGACGCCCGGCGTCGTGAAATAGAGCACCATGCCGCGCGACCGGTTGCCACCGTTGATGAACACCGTGCCGACCGGGTCATAGGCCCCGATATCGGCCTTGGGAAAGGCGGTGGACTTCCATGCCCGCCACGCCTTGCCCTTTACCTTCGCCCGGGTCAGAGCCTCGAATTCCCGCTCCAGGCCGCGCGTGGTCGCCTTCACCGCCCGGACACCGGATTTCAGCACAAAGCTGACAATTTCCCGCTCTACCTCGGTCAGTTGCTGTTCGTCGATCTCGATCTCGACCCGCGGCTTATTCGACATCGCCCTTTCCTTCCGCCGCATATCCGTCCAGAATCTCGAACGCATCCATCAAGGCGGCGGGCTGATCCCCGAAACCGCCGCCACAGGGAAGCAGCGGTTGGGACGCGATCAGCCCGCCTCCCCCGTTTCGTCGCAGACGAAACCACAGCAAGACGATATTCATGATATATTTGGGCAGGATTATTTTGGGGTTTTCTTCCCAGATTTCGCCGGCGATTTCCCATCCTTTGTTGATCCGCCGCCCGAAGTCGAAGTCTTGGGGACGCCGGATGACTTCGAAGGCGGCCCGGAGTTTTTTGCCTCTCCGGATCCATATTGCATCGCATAGGCTTCCATGCCGGTCACGTGCAGCATGATATGGGGAACCTTGCGCAGCGCATCCTCGTCGATCTGGCCCAGCAGGTTGGTGGCGAAGATCAGCGGCTTGCCGTCGTTCCCGGTGACATTCTCCCAACCGGTGCAGAATGTCATGAACGCCAGCGTCGGCAGCAGCTTGTTGCGCCGGGATATTTGTGCCTGGACTGTCCTGTATTCCGGCCAGTGCTGAGCCAGCACCTCGCGCATCCCGCGCAGCAGCGCCGCCTCTTCCGGCGCAAGTTCCTCGCCCCTGTCCAGCGTCGCTTCCTGGTCGACCAGGTCCGTCAAACGGCCCTGGTCATCGGCGCCGGCGAGCGCGCGGATACCCGCCATCGTGATGTCGCGCACCACCACGTCATAAACGGCGCCCGCATTGTGAACGCCTTCCAGCTCCGCCTCGAACGCATCGCGCTCCAGCGTCGAGACCGTGCGCAGCTGGAATGTCGGCGGGTTCTTCCGGTCCCGCATCCACGGCGGGACATAGGGCGTCGATTTGCCTGTCTGTGTACCGATCATCAGCTGTAGCACAGGATGGAGTCGGAATCGCGCAGCGAGGCATCAGGACCGGCGGTCAGCGCCCGCATGCCCAGCTGCTCGGTGCGGGCGATGCCGCGCTGACCGACCGTCGGGTTGGACGGCAACAGCTTGGGGAAGGTCAGCGACACACGGTTCTGCGCTGTATTGCCCATCCGGATCACGCCGGTATATTCCGCGCCGGACTCGATATCGGCGATCGTGTCGCGATTTTCGACATGGGTGGTCAGCGGATCGATCGTCAGAAGCGGTGTCCGCCCGGCGATTTCCGGAGAACCGAAGCCGAACGGCGTGTTCGGATCGTCGATCACTTCCTTGTTGGCGCTTTCCGCCATCGACCAGTTGCTGATCCGCAGTTCCTTGCGATCGATCAGCAGCGCAGGGTTGACGCCGCCATTGCCCATGGCCAGCACCGGGGCGCTGTGCTGCGGGATCGCGACGGTCGGCACGGCGACAGTGGTCTTGCCGGCATAGATGCCCATCAGGTTAAAGGTCATGAAGCCGGGCCGTGCGGTATTGCCGGACCAGTCGGACAGGCTGCCGCGACAGCCGACAAACTTGTGCAGCGATCCGTCTTCATAGAGGTACAGCGTGCCCGATGGATGGTCGGTGGCCCGGGATGCCACGTCTTTCGGAGACGTGCCGGCATAGGTCCAGTTGGCCGGCACCGCGGCCGATTCGGCAACGGTCAGCGCGTTGTCCAGTTCATCGGTCAGCGTGGCAACCTTTGCCGCTGAATAGTCGGCAACATGGACCGCGCGGCCGCCACTGGATCCGCCGGACAGGATCAGCGGCATCCCACGATAGGATTGCGCCACAGTCGCGAAACCGGTTCCCAGCGTTGCCGAGGTCGTTGTGCCGGCGGTCAGCGCGGCGGCAGCAACGGCGGCGGTAAACAGGCCGCGCTTGCCGCAGGATTCCAGCAAGGCATGGTGCGGCGGCTTGACCGATGCGGAATAAGGCGTGCTGCCACCAATACCCTTCATCCGCACGCGAATGGAGATTTCCGCAGGCTGGCCGACGATCAGCGGCGCTGCATCGACCAGCGTGCCGTTGACTTCGTTGCTGGCCTCGCTGGTGTAGGGCGCATTGTAGGTGAAGCCGTCAGCCTCGAACGGAAAGGCATCGACCACGGTCGGCGCAGCGTCGGTGCCTGGCGTGGACTCCAGCTTGAACAGCATTGCCACGTTGCGTGGCCGGATAATTGGATCAACCATGTTTCACTCCTCTGGGAAAAATTCAGATTATTTCCGGGTTTCCCCGGGCCGTGGGAAAATTCACTGTAAATTCTGCGGTGAAGGCAAGCCGTCTCTTGCTGGCCAGCGGCGCGATCGAGACATTCATCACGCCTTCGGTGATTTCGTCGACCAGGCCGCCGATCGGCGGCTCGGTCACCAGTGCCTGCACCGTCGCGCTGTGCAGGGCGTTCAGCGCCATATGCGCCGCCGATCCACCAGCGGCCTCGACATAGCCGTCGATATTGAACGTCATGCCATATTCGGTCACCCCGGCCTCGGACTGCTCTGGCCGCTGTCCTTCGTCCCAGATATGCAGCGCCGGGAACTTGCAAGGATCACCCGACGGCATCCGCTCCACTTCGCTCACCGAGGGAAGCGCGGTCAGCAGCTGCTCGATCTTGGCAAATATCGCCTCGCGCGCACTGGTCATGCCGCGCGCTCGACGATCAGGTGCCAGGCATCAATGTCATCCCGGTCGGTGATATCAATCACGGACCAGTCAAGTCCCGATATCTCCACGATTCCGTCACCCTTTTCCGGGCTGGTTGGCAGCGCCGATTTCAATATCTCGAAACGGATCATGCGGGCGGTGCTGCCTGCACCCTGGAACGGGTCGGCGGGCTGGTCGGACTTGACCGCCTTGACGTCCCCTGCCGTCAGACCGGCACCGGTATATTGCACCACTTTCGCAAATTGGTTGTGGATCGCAATATTGTCGCTGTCCGCGCCCGGCACATTGGTCATGACTTAATCGGCAGACTTTTTGGCAGACGCCTTTGTGGCGTTGACCTCGACCGCGGTTCCGGCATCAACCATCGCCTTGGCACGAACCAGCACGATTCCGTCCTTCGCGCTGCCCACGGCCAGCAGCGAACCTGCCTCGCGGCGGACGCCGCCATTGTCCGCGGTCGCGGTGTAGATTTGAATCTCTTTCATGTCATTTCCTCGGAAAAGCAGTTTTAATCCGGATTAACCGGCGGCAGCATCACCGGTATCAGCAGCGGCACCTTCACCGGTCAATTCCGCATCAGGATTGACTTCCGGATCCGGCTCTGCCGCATCTACTTCCGGCGCAGGCCGGTGTTTCGGCTTGCTGTTGGCGGCCTTGCCGATACGGATCGCGATAGCGAGCTGATCGGCATCAACATCTTTTATTTCATCGTTTTTGGCAAAATGCTTGCCGTCAATCGCGACATTGGATTGTGCATAATATTTTGTGCCGGCTGAATTTTTCTTGGTCATGATTTTTCCTTTCAAAAAATGGGGCTGACCATCAGGCCAGCCCCATAATTCATATTATCAATGCCGATTAAGCTGTCAGCGCATCAACCATGGCAGCAAAGGATTCGGCATGGCGCACCGCCACATCGACATCCTGCAGGGCCACAATGCGCACCGTACCGCTGGTCGAGCTGGTGTACGGATCAACCATAAGGTCGAGCCCGCCCCACATGCCGATCATCAGGTCAGCCCAGTTACCGAACAGGATTGCCGAGCAGATACTGGTGGCGGTGCCCTTGGTCAGATCCGATGGCACCTGGTTGGAAACGGCGGCGTTGTAACCATTCAGATTATTGCCATCTTCCCACACCGGATTGCCATTCGTACCGGCAAATTTCTCGGTCAGTTTCAACTTACCGCGAACCGCGGCGTTGGTCAGATAGCCCAGGCTGCCGATAGCCGCGTTGTCGACCGCAACCGCGGTTTCCAGTCCGACAATATCGGTATAGTCGGGCGCGGCACCATTGGTGCCACCAACCACCGAACCGATTCCGGCAGTATTCAGTACGCCGCGGGGCTGGTTGGCGCTGCCGGAACCATTGATGCCGGCCAGATCGATCGCCAGCGCCAGGGTGACCGCCAGATCCTGCCGGACAAAAGCTTCGACATCGATCGAACTTTGCAGCAAGAGCTTGCGGCTGATGTCGGTGAAGGCACCCACCGTTTTCGGGGTCATCGCCACCTGGTCGAAAGCCTGCTGCGTCTCGGTAGGAGAACCCGATTCTGCCACCCAGTAGGCCGTGGCCCCACCGGTCTGACGAGGAATGGCGATATTGCCATTCAGGTCGGTGAGCATCCGAGCTCCCAGACCCTGCAGCGCCATGTTGTTGCGCAGCAGGTCGATGAACGATTCTGCCAGCAAATCCGTAGCTACGGTATTGCCGCCCGCCGTCGGCGTGCCGACGACCAGATCACGCTGAGAACCGGCGCGTGATGGTCGCAAGACATCAACCGGAACGGTAAATCCGCGCATTTCGCCATCGGAACGCTGCGCCTGTGCAGCGTTCGAACATTCGATTTCAAAGGCCGCAGCTTCCTGCGCCCGGCGATCTTGCGGGTTGGCAATGGCGTTGAGCAGGCGGACAAAACTATAGTTTTGCCGTTCCTGACCATTCATCCCGATAGCTGGATCTTCAGCTGCCCGAATGGCCTGGCTGTCTGGCGCTGCCGCGTTGAAATCACGGACGAACTGCTCGACCGAGCGGCCATCGGCGATCGCCGCTTCAGCCAGTTCGGTGGCGCCAACACGTGCACCCATCGCGCGAATATTGGCGGCGCGCTGGCGCTCTTCTGCCGCAGCAGACGTGCGCAGCGCATCCTGGTCGACAACCTGGGCAGGCTGCCGATTGTCATCGCCATTGTCGCGGGTGGCCGTCGCTGCCGGAGCAGCTGCAGGCGTTGGGGTTACAACTGGTGCCGGACCATTGCCCGAACCATCACGAGTTCCTCTAAACATATCTTCTTCCTCTTCATTTACTAAAGTTCGGGGATCAAAAGCATTCACTTCACCATCGCGGCCAACGCCGACCGTGGTATCTGCGGGAACCGAAACCATGCTGATTTCGTAAGGCTCCCATTCAAGCGCGCGGTAGGTGCACTCGCCATCTTCCTCTTTTTCAAGAACAAGCTTTTTGATGCGATAACCGACGCTGACCAGCTTGCGGATGCCATCCTTGACATCGTTGAAAATTTCATCGGCGCGGGCAGATTTTCCAAATCTGACCAGCGCGTAGCCTTTTCGGCCCTTCAACCAGGCCTTTTCCACAACACCCACCTGATCACGGATATTGTGGTCCATCAGGAGCGCGGCGGATCCGTTCAAGCGACCAAGCTCGACAGCGGATTTGCCGTGATCCAGAATTTCTACGCCCCACCAGCGTTCATAGGGCTCTTCCGAAGAGAAGCTGAGTTCGACCGTCCGGCTTTCCTCGTCTATCAACTCGGCGCGGACATCGATGGTCATTTCGCGGGTGATCGCGTCTTTCGGATTTTCACCGTCCCGCACCTGTGCGGTCAGCATGGTGGACGCCATCAGCGATGCTGCCCCGGCGAGCATAAGTGACTTGGTCATATCGATTTCCTTCTGTTCAGTCTTCGTCTTCGGGCGGCGGCCGCTTGGCGGCACTGGTGGGCGCTGCAGGCGCTGAAAAACCGCGTTCGTTCTCGGCGTCCAGTTCATCCCAGACATCCTCCGGATCGCGGCCATTGGCGCGGATGATGCTGGCCCGGCTCTTCACGCCCAGCGCCACCCCTTCCTTGGCGGCCAGCATGTCATTGCGCGGATCCACCCAGTCCCAGCCACGGCCGAAATATTCCGCGGCGTCATATTTCTCGAATTTCGTGAACGGCAGTTTCTTCAGGTCGGCGTCGTTCATCAGCGCCCGGGTCAGCCACCAGGGGAAGATCAGCATCTTCTTGGCGTCGATGTACCAGTTCTGGATCACGCGCCACATTTCCCGTTCATCGAGCGTACCCGACCGGATCGAACTGAAATTCACGTCAGTCAGGTCGCCGGACAGACCGTGCGCGCTGACCAGCAGGCCCATGGCCATGGTCCGCAGCGTCGATTTTACAAAAGGGTCATAAACATCATTCGGATAGGACGGGTTGAACTCGGCAAATTCGTAGCCGTCGGGAATGACGTTGAACGTGCCGGGCTCCGCTTCATCGATAAATTCATGCTCCTCGCCATAGCCGGACTCGTCACCTTCATCGTCGACGCCCATCGGCGCACCGGCTTCAGGATCATTCTGCTGGAAAAAACCCATCTTGCCGGCACCGACCCGCGCGTTGACCTGGGCCGATTCCTGAAATTCGTCCAGATGCTTGGCACTGCGCAAGGCCGCAAAGGGCCATGGCACGCCGCGCCACTGGTCGACCTCTTCAGGGACGAACAGGTGCAGCATTTCATCTGCCGACACCCGTTCATATCTCCGGCCCGCCGTGCCGTGCATGTCGGCGCTGTTGTTCATGATACGCAAATGATAGGCGATCGGCTTCATCCAGCGGTTGAACTCGACCCCCATCCGGATCCGGTTTCCGCCGGCCAGGTCCATGTTATGCTCTTCGTCCAGCAGATGTGCAGACAATAGCTGCAACTGGCATCCGTGGACGCCAAAGCCGTTTCCGGTCACCTTGCGGACCAGGACTTCGCCATCGCGTGCGATCATCGTCATCGCCAGCATGTCGAACATGGTTTCGGACAGCTTGCCCGTCACGTCGAAATTGCCCGGCTTGGCAAATTTCAGATAGGCCTGGCGGATCCGCTTGCTGTCTTCATGATCGCAGGAACCATCATGATTCAGGCAATTGACCTTCAGCGTAAATCCGGAGCTGCCGACCACGTTGGCCCGGACCATTCCGAAAAACTTCCGGCCATATTCGTTGTTCTTCGCAAAATCGCGGCTGCGCGCACGCATTGCCCGCAGGTTTTTCAGCAGCGACTGGTTGACCGTCTGGTCGGCCACAGTCCACTTGCTGGTCAGCCGGTCGGTGACGCCAGACTGAAAGCTGCGCTTTTGAACGCCTCTGGCGATATGCTGCCGCTTGACGGGCACTACAACCGCATCATCCGCGCGCGATCGCCCGATTTCAAAGCCTAGTATTTTCATATCCTACAGCCTGGCCAATATTTTCTTGGGACCGGTCCGCCGCTGCTCCTCGGCGGCAACCTTGCGGGCATATTCTTTGCGCAGGATCAGAAGTTCGCTATTCTCCATATGCTTGATCCGGCGTCCGTCCTCGAATTCGACTTCCAGCTGCGTAGTGCTGGCGCGCCCCTCGATCGTCGCATTCAGCGCATCCAGCACCTTGCGGGCATGGCTGCGCGCATCGACATCGGTACCCGCCGGATCGGCGATCACCTGAATTTGTCCGCTGTCCAGCGTGGTGCGATCGCCGGACTTGATTGCCGAGATCGACCAGCGAAACAGACCGGCGGCAAACAGCGCCGTCTGCGCCGAGGTGACGGCAAAATTCCAGCTGTCGGCTCCGCCCGAACCGTTGATTTCAAGCGGCGTGCCGCCCGCGATCGGGACCAGTGTCAATTTTGTCGCCCAGCTTTCGCTCGCCGGATAGTCCTGCGCCGCCTGGACAAGTGCCAGCGCCAGGTTGTCACCGGCAACCAGCTTCGAAGGCATGGCCGAAAGACTGTTCGACATCAAAAACTCCTCTTGTGGCCTGCCATCCAACCCTTTTTCCGGCGCGGTTGGCGGCGGCGCCGGGTTGGTTTGGCGGCTTGCCCCTGTTCATCTGCCGCCGTCGGGGCAGACAAGGGGTTGAATTCTTCCTTCTCGACAGGCTCGGGCTCGCTGAGCTTGGGCCATGCGACATTGTATCCGCGCGGTATCCAGCGCATGTGATTCTGGCTCTGGGCAAATGGCGGCTTCAGCAGCGCCGCCTCGCCATAAACCAGCAGATCGAGCGACTCGTTGCGCGCCCGGATCTGCTTCCACTTGCCGTCGACCAGTTCTTCGGCCGTCAGTTCGTCGAAATGCTCGTCCGAAAAATCTTCCGGAAAATGCACGTAACCGGGTCCGGGCCGATCTCTTCGCAGCCGGGCGTCGATAACATTCTTGATCTTGTGGACATTCGGTATCCACAATCTCGCGCTGCGCCGCTTGGCACCGCCCCGCGTCTTCTGGTCTGAAAACTGGCCTGCAGGCATGATCTTCGCCGTGACGCTCGACCCGCCCTTGACCAGAGTGATCCGCGACGGATGAACGCCCAGTGCGACTGCCGCCTGGTAAAAATATTTTGCACCCTCGGTCGCCTGGTCGCCCCTGCGCCCTGAACCGCCGGTATCGATCGTGACCGACAGCACCGGCGCAAACCCGATCGGCTTCCCGTTCTGGTCGGATGTGGCGAGCGGATATTTCCGGTCGAACAGCGACAGCAGAACCTTCCAGTGCTCCTTGTGAATGAACGGCTGAACGCCGGTCAGTCCATCATCCAGGACATGGATCGCGGACCGTTCCACAAACCATGTTTCCCGCCCCGCCGCAGTGCCGAGGCATGCCAGTTCAAAACGGTCCTGCTGCACGTCGACCGTGATATTCAGCACCTTCGGACCGCGTGGAACGGTGCCAGAGGCCCATCCATCTTCCCGCCGCGACCGCAGATCACTGGCCTTCACCGGCTTTTCCCCGCTCAGTTGCGATCGATAATTCTGTCCGCCCTTGACGTTGAAAAACGTGCGCAGCGGATTTTCATCCTGCCGGGCTTCCCAGGCGATCTGGGCTTCCCTCCATTCGCGTGCCAGTTTTGGCCAGCTGGTAAAAGCCAGCAGCCCGTCGCGTCGGAACGTCCGGCGGCGCAGCGAAGCGTTTTTATTATGGGCGACAAATCCGCGCTGCGGCAGATCGATCATGCTGTCCAGCAACTGGCGCTTGGCCGGCGGCTCGAGGATGCACCCGTGCGCCGGGCAGATCACGTGCGCACTGGCCTCCGCTTCATCCAGACTGCCCTGGTCAAATTTCAAGTCCCGCTTTATGTTGAGCTCGATCCGCTCTTCACACTGGGGACAAACCGGCTGCAGCCGTTCGTCCGTACCCTCGGCAATAAAGACCTCGATACCGCCGTTGTCCTTCGCCGGCGATGAACTCACCAGCTTGGTATCGCGGCCCTCGAATGTCGTTTGCCGACCGTCGAGCAGCTTGATCGCGTTGCCCTGCCCTTCGATATCATCGTCAAACTGGTCATAATCATCCAGCCAGCCCCGCGGCACGGGCCGTGCCCGAAACTGCGAACCGACCGGCCAGATCGATGTCAGCAACATGCCCCGAAATTGCTTCAGGAAAATATTGTCAGCATTGGATGCCGACAGCATCTGCGCCTTCAGCGCCGGCGTATTCTGGATCAGCGGCTGAATTCGCCGCACCACAAAATCCTGCATCAACTGCTTGTCGGGCTGGCAGACCAGAAAGTCTGCCGGATCATGGTCGATCGACCATCCGATCCACGCCTCGCCGATCATCGACTTGCCGCCCTGCGCCGGCCCCATGTCGCCGACTTCCGATGTACGCGGATCCGATAGTGCATCCATGATCTCTGCCAGGAACGGCAGCGCCCGGGAATCATAATGGGCCATGTTTCGGATGGCCCATTCGTTCACTGTCAGATGCTGCTTCGGCCTGGTCAAGTAGGACAGTCGCGACAACAGCGCCGCCCCTGTCTCAAACGGAGGGATTGCTGATATTTTCTCCTGAATCATTTCCGTTCTGAACCGCGCGTTTCAATTCATCGGCAAAAGCGTGCTGGTCCGCCTCCATCATTTCGTCGATCGCCGTCACCAGATGGCGCGGCACATCATGTCTGCGGGCAAGCCGCGCTGAAAAACTCTTTGATCGCTCACTGTTCTTCACCAGGGCGGAGGCAATTGCTTCCTCGACGCTGTCCTTGCGGATCAGATCGCCGCGCTCCCTTGCCAGCTTCATGGCAATCAGCTCTTCCTCGAGCAGCTGCTTTCGCTCCTGCGCGCTCAGATCGGATCGTTCATCACCGGAAGCCCGGTCACCGCCGAACAGGTCAAGCGCCTGTTCCTGAATTTGTTCCTGTCGCCGGCGGGCCGCTTCCAGCTCGACCGCCTTCAGGTTGTCGAGATAGGCAGCGCCTTTCTCCATGTCGATTTCGTAGGAAACGCCGTTCTTGCCCTTGGACACAACCGGAAAATCCGGATGCTCGTTCAGGAACTTGCGCAGCCATGGCTCGCTTTTGCCGATCGCGCTGGCAAATTCACCGAACGACACGATCATCCGACCGCCCCAATCCAAGCAAAAAACAAACAAAAACAACAGCTTCCGAAAAAATCCGAAACACTGCCACACGCCGAGCCTTCGGCCCC